ATTGCATTAAAATTTATGATATTAGCTATCATAAAATAAATACTGATGGTACTAATACTAATTTTTTTACAATTTCTTATGAAAAAATAGATACTGGTTATGTTTTTTGCCCATGGGAACCGAATTGTGATATTAGTAATGATTATAGAGCTAATATGCTAGATGATGATACTAGAAAAGGAGTTTCAAATGAAGATTTAGAAGCTAATATGTTTGGTTCTTTAAATAATACTAGATGTTGTTCAGGTAGTGATTGGTATAATACTAATACAATTAATTATAATAATATTTCAACAATAATAAATAATAAAACTGATTGTAATACTGTAAATAATGAACTTCAAATATTTTTTAATAGTCTTGATCTTACAGATAAAAATAAAGTAGTAAATATTCGCAATGATGGAACAGGTATTGTTGGAACAGATATTGATTATGCATATATTTTTGGAGGTTCTAATAATTATTTAGATTTTAGAACACAATGTAATACAAATTATGATTTTAGTGGAATATTATTTAAAGTAGATATTAGTGACACTGGTCATGTTTTACAAGATCCAAGATTACGCAAACCTGGTTTAACTAGAAAAACTATTATTGATAACATTATTAGTAAACAACAATTAATAGATATTAGTAATGATGCTATAAAAAAAAAATATAGTAATGGTGATTTTATATTTTATAATGGTAATAAAATTATGAAAACAGATTTTAATTATATAGTAAATGATGTAATAATAGATGTTAGTAATAGCTTTTATCAAGTAATTGATAAACATAATAAACGATTAACTGCATTAAAAACTCTAAATATGAGTAATGCTGATTTTGAACAAACACTTAACAATATATTAAATGATTTAGTTGCTCATTATAATCTAGCACCATCTAATTATAATAATAAAGATGGTTATTATGACAATAGTTATCAAATATTTAATTATGCTCCATCAAAAATTACTAATACTGGACAAGGATTTATATCACAAACTATAGATGCACCATCTGATTATAGTACAGCATACATATTAAATGAAAATGAATTTTTAAATTGTTTTGGTCACATTGAATCATCTGATTTAAGTATGGATTTTACAGTAAGTGGTGAATATTATAGAGATAATTTAGGTTTTTTTGGTTCAAGTGATCCTTCATTAGTTACTTTTGAACAATCTTCGTCAAATAATTACGGACCTAGTGCCGAGCTTGAAATGGAATTAAGAAGACTTCAAAATGTTCCACCAGGAGGTAATGCTCCAGTTGGTGTTATTAATCAATATTTAAATGCAATTAATGGATTTTACGAACGTCATATATCAAATATGTTGGGACCAAAAACACATAGTGCAAATAACCAATTGGTTTTTGAGAATGATAATCTTGAAATTAAAACTCCAACCTTCTTCAAATATGAAACTGATCCAAATAATACATATGAATGCCAACCAAGTATTACTGGTAATGATAAATTTAAAGATTGTGGACCAACTGCTTATTATACTGATTTTAAATCATAACTAATAATATTTAATTTAATTTAATTTGATTTGATTAATATTATATTTTTATATATATAATATTAAATGATTTATGGAAAAGATCCAATTACAAAAGAAACAATAGAAATAAATGAATGGTTAAATGAAACCGATGATAATATATTATTAATTTTAGACAAATCTGCTAAAAATGTTAGTTTTAGTCGTTCAGATTCTGGAATGAAAAATAAAATCAATGATAAAATTTATCTATTTAAAAGAAGTTATTTGCAAGTGCCAGAATTAAAACACATATATCATCAATGTATTCTTGAACAAGGACAACTTATGGTTAATGAAACATTTAAATCAAAAATAAGTTATTATAATTTAGGTTATTATTTGGGTAAACCTATTTTAATTGATTTAAAAGAAGCGATTTCAAAAGATGTGAATAAACATAGAATGTTTAAACTTAATTTTCCTTCTAATGAATTTGATGATTTTATAAATAAAGAATCCTTAATAATGAGTCAAATAGCATTAAGTACAAAAAATTTGTTAAAAGCACCAAAAGGGGCAACAATAGAAGAAAAAAAACGTATTACAGACGCTAATAAAATGGAAACTTATAATGCTAAAAAAAATTTACCAATAAAAAAAGAAGTTTATTTTGAAGAAGTTATGGCAAAAGCATTACTTAATTATTCATATCAATGGGATAGTGCAATTAATTTTTATTTGAGATTTGGTGAAGATTATTTTAATACATCAATATTTAAACAACATTATAAACGTTTTGGTAAAACAACAGAACAAGCTATTGAAAATGTTAAACAAAAAGTTTTAGATATTGATAAAGCATTTTTAGAAGCAGCACCAAGAAATGAAAATAATCAAACTTATTATTATCGGGGTATGCAAAAACCTTTTGAAAAATTAGGCAAAGTTGGCGATAAAGAAACAATTAGTAATTTTATTTCTGTTAGTAGCGCGTATAATGTTGCATTAAGATTTTCTGGTATATTACGTGGTTCACTATGTTGTTTATATCGTTTACAAATTGATAAAGGGATTCCAATAATTGATATGGTTAGAACAACCAAATTTAAACAAGAAAAAGAAATATTATTACCTAGAAATCTTGTTTTTGAATTAGTCAGTGTTGATATTATCGACTATCTTAAAAGAAAAATTCCTATTGCAAATATAAAAGTTCATTTACAAGATAAAGACCAATTCAAATTAACAACTGGATGCAAAAAATTTTTAGTTGGAAATATTGTTTCTTATAGCCCTGATTATATTGTTAATGAAACCAAAAAAGCAGACAAAAAGGCAGACAAAAAAACTGCAGCAAAAGATGAAAATAAAAAACCATTAAAAATAGATGCTAAATATGAAGAATTAATGGAAAATCATAAAATTGCTCTTATAGGAAAAAGATGCCCTAAAGGCTACAGAATACACAAACCCACAAATATGTGTGAATTTTTTGGTCAAGCTCAAGGTAAAAGTCAAAAACAAAGTAAACCAAGAACTAAAAAAAATTCTCCAGTTAAAACAGGCACCAAAAAACCGAGGTGTAAAAATGGAACTCGTCGTAATCCTAAAACCGGAAATTGTGAGGCAATTTAAAGCTTTGGGGGTTCTCAAAAAAATTGATTCGAATATTTTTTGTTATTTAAATAGTAAAACTCTCAAAAAAGAGACAAAAAAAAAACACTCAAAAACCTCCCAAAAAAAACTCCAAAAAAATGGAGGGAGAGGACCGCCACGACCTTCTCTTGCGCAACGAATACTATGATTCGTTCGAAGAAGATGATGGCGAGTATCGCACTATTCTTTTGACAGCAAAAGAATACCAAGATGCCTTTGTTTGGGATCTTCAAGAACTGATTGAAACAATGAATAAATTAGCTATATAATTTATATAGCTAATTTATCAAAAAGAAAAAGGGAAAAAGGGAAAAAGGGAAAAGGGAAAAAGAAAAAATTAAAAAATTTTTTTTATGTTTCTTGCTTCTTTTTTAATTGCTTCTTTTGTAATATATAAATGCAGCAGTTGCTCCTAATACTTGCGCTACTATATACATAGCCATTGTTTTTAAATCCAATTTATCATTTAACAACATCATATAACTTACTGCAGGGTTATAATTACCACCAGATATCCACCCTCCCAATAATATTACTAAAGTTAATGTTAAACCAATATAAAGAGCATTAGAACTTCTTATTATTACTGATAAGAAAATAAATGTTCCGAGAAATTCTACAATAAGACTAGGTATCATTATTATAATATAATATAATGAGAGAAAATATTATTTTGTTATAATATTATTTTCTCTCATTATAATAGATAATTAAAACTATGAAAAAATATGATATAATAATTGTTGGTGGTGGAATAAGTGGAATATATACTATGTATAATTTGAAAAAAAATTACCCTAATTTAAAAGTTTTACTTCTTGAAAAAAACGAGAGATTTGGAGGAAGAGTTTATAGTCATTATGAAAACGTAGATAACGTTGATTATGTTATGGATTTAGGTGCGGGACGTATTGGACATCATCACAAATTAATGGTTAATTTAATCAAAGAATTGAAATTGGATAAATATATGCATTCCATTACTAATACAGAAAATTATATAGAATATAATTCTAATAGTGGAGAGAGCAGTAATAAAAATTCCATTAAAGAAAAATATAGTAAGCTATTATATACTTTTTTTAATAGTAAAAAATTAAGTGAATTAAAACAATCGTTTTTAGAAAGTTTAAGTTTAAAAGAATTATTAATGAAATTTTTCAATAAAAAAGATTATAATAATATAGAAAACACTTTTGAATATAAACAAAAATTAGAACATTTTAACTCATATAATGCAGTTAAATATTTTAAAGAAGATTATAATTTGAAAAGTAATTTTTTTATTATGACTAATGGATTAAGTAGTATAATTGATTCTATGATTTCTATTGTCTCTCAAAATAAAAATTACAAACTTAAAAAAAATGCATATGTTAACAATATAAACTATAATAGTGATATTAAAAACTATGTTATAAAATATAAAAATAAAAATAATGATAATGATAATGATAAACTGGTTACTGCTAGTGCTAATTATATAATATGTGCATTACCTCGTTGCGATTTAATAAAATTCAATATTTTAAAAGATTATTTGAGGGATTTAAACACTATTAACGAAATTAGTAAAGTGCGTATTTTTGAAATATATGATAAAGATGAAAACGGAGAAATGTGGTTCAAAAATATACCTAAAACAGTAACAAATGAAAAATTACAATTTATTATACCTGTTAATGTTGAAACAGGTTTAATTATGTCTTCATATAATGAGAATCTCTCGACATATAACAATTATTGGAATGAATTAAAAAAGAAGGGTACATCTATTTTAGCAAATATATTAAATAAAAAATTAAGTGCTATTTTTAATATACATGTTCCTAAAAGTAAATATATTAAATTACATTATTGGCAATCTGGTGTTGCTTGCTGGAAAAAAAATGTACATAGTTATTATGTCTCTCATAAAATATTAAATTTAATGCCTAATTTTTATATTTGTGGAGAGAACTATTCTAATTATCAAGCTTGGTGTGAAGGTGCTTTAAGCAGTTCTTTACAGGTCATTGAAAAATTAGATTGTGTTTTAAAACATAAGAATAATAAAAAAACAAAAAAATATAAAAAAATTAAAGTTAATACTAGAAAAATTTGAGAGAACATTATAAAAAATGTCTTATTTTTATATCTTTGAATATTTAAAACTCTTTATATTTAATTATCATATTTTTTATGACAAAGATTACATAACATGTAAATTGGACATATTTCATGTTTTTGTATAAATAATTTTAGAATATCTCCTGATTTTATTGGAGTATTATTATCAATATATAAATCATTTATTGCCATCATTAACAAATCATATCGCGAATAAATATTACAATGTGCTCTTTCAATTTGTCTAATATTATTATCTCCTATTTTACCATTACAAATAACACATTTATCGGCTGTTTTAAAGAATGTTTGAACAAGATTTTGCGCAAGACCCATATTTAAATGTGTAGCTATTTGTTCTTTTTCACCACAACAACCCATTGTATCTTCAATTATTCTATTTTTAATTGTATTTAGTTTTCTTGAAATATATAAATTTTGTTTTTCTAATGTTTTTTTATAGATTTCACTTTCGGGATTATTTAAATTATCCATTTTGTTTAAATTTTTCATTTGATATTACTTAATTTTTTTAAATCAATTTTTTAATAATTATAAAATTTGAGAGAATGCTATAAAAATGTTTTATTTTTATTATATAATGAATAAAACAAAGAAATATATTAAATATATGTCCAAGAAAACCCATCAAAAGCAATTCCTTTATAATCCCAATGACCCTAAAAAATCATTTGATGTATATATTGATAAAGATCCATGTGATACTATTAGTATTAAATATAGCAATACTGATGATATTAAAAAAACTATTAAAAAATTAGAGAGATTATATAAAACAAAAAAATATCCACACAAACGTATATGACAAGTTGGTATGATTATGAAAGTAAGAATGGAAGCAATGTTAAAACATAAAAAAACTCGTTATAAAAAAGCTAAGTATGTGAGAGAAAGGTATAATTTAACAAAAAAATATTTTAAATTTTTAGGCAAACGTAGTAAAGCAAAAACTTTTAAAGAAAGGAAAAATATGACATTTAAAATATAATTATTATATAAATGTGGATAATTTATATGTTAATAGAATTTCCAAAAATATTAGCTTCATTTTTGGTAGATTTTTTTTATTTTATATGGCGTTATACTATATACTATTTTTTTGCAAGTATAACAAAAAATCCTGAAAAAATTCAAACAATAAAACAATAAAACAATAAAACAATAAAAATATTTAATTTATATTTTTTTATTTTAAAAATATAAATTAATGAGAGACTGTTGTAAAACTGGAAAAAAAGCAAAAAAATGCAAAAACAAAGATGGGAAAGTTTTTAATCTTCCACGTCGCTTCACTAAAAAACGCTGTTTAAAAAAAATAAAAGGTTTCACAATGAAGTCATCGTGTGCTCCGTATAAATATTGTAAAAAAAATGATAAATTTTGATATTATTATATTTTGGGGGTTCTCAAAAAAATTGATAACAATATTATTATATAATTATATTTACCCAAACACAAAAAAATGCTCTCTATCTATGCTACAGCAACATATGCACTAATTATGAGATCGTATATGCCCGGTCCAACTATTCCACGAGTTTCAACGATACAAGCCAATCTTGTTGGAAAGATTACACCAACTCGCAGAATTAACAACCCACAAGCTTATAATAAAATCCCAACAACTCCTGTTAAGTTTCCGCTCATTACAGAAATTCCTCAACTTAAAAGTATGGTTTATGATACAAAGTCAACTCGTTTATCTCTTCTTTCCAATATGTTAGAGAATGCATATATGGATTTGGATATTAATACAAATGTAACAAAATATGATTTTTGATTTTTACCATAAATATACATGACTTAATATTTTTGGAGTATAATAATTTTTAGATTTTTTCTTTTCTAATGCTATTGCTTGACCGCGCTTTTTTGTTCCTGAATGTCTTGAAAAATAATTTTGCATACGACGACGAGTATTATGATTTTTATGAGCATATAATTTTAATGGCGTGCGGTCTTTAAATTGTTCATAATCTGATGCTCCAAAATGAAGTTTGCGTATTTTTTTAGTTTTTTTATCTCGAATAAATGCTGTATATTTTTTTCCAGGAGGACCTCTCTCAAATCTTAATATTTTTTCTTTCATTTTTATTGATTTAATTATAATATATTAAATTATTTTATTATATTATAATTTTATAAATAATATATAAAATAGAATTTGTAATTATGAATGTTCCCGTTAAATATCTACCAAAACGTCTCTCCAAAAAAGATAAAGCAAAACAAAAAAAACAACTTCAAAAATCTAGAGCTGCATATAAAAAAGGTATCTATATTAATAGAAAACCATTAAAATCATTTAAAAATAAAAAATCACAACATCTTATAAATGCCGAAAAAATATATAAAGTTAATAAAATCGTTATCAATAATAATTTAGCAAAAAAAACTGGTTGCTCCATTAAAGCATTAAATAAAATTGTTAAAAAAGGAATAGGAGCATTTTATTCATCTGGGTCTCGTCCAAACCAAACGTCATATAGTTGGGGTATTGCACGTTTGGCATCCAGTATTAGCGGTGGTAAAGCAGCAGCAATAGATTATAATATTTTAGTAGAAGGCTGTCTAAAAAATTCTAAAGCATTAAAATTAGCAAAAAAATCACGCATTAAAAATGGATATGGAACACGAAAAGTTCCCAAAACTAAATTATAGAATTTATATTTATTTTTTAGCATATTTACGACCATATTTCATCCAAAGTAAAACACTAATTGTAAAACCTAATAAAAATCCTGCTACACATTGGTCGGGATGTTCGGCTAAAAAAATACGCGTTATCATAGGACCTATAAAAAATGTTAATATTGAATAAAAAATCATTATACCTATCATTGTTGGGTTACTTAAATGAACCATAGTTTTATAATATATTAAAAATATTAAAATTTAATATATTAAAATTAAGAATAGAAAATAAATAATTATCGAGAATATTCTAAATCTGCTGTTCCACTTTGGAATTTTAATATATTATAACGTTCCTCAATTATATGTAACTCATAATTATATTTATAAATTGAACCCGGGTCTTTTGAAGTAGCAATTACTACACCTGTTTCTGGGTCACAAATTGTTCTGAAATCAACATTGTCTCTATCCAATGGAGGATTAATAGCAATATTATATTCAAATTCTATTGTTTTAAATTTATTTGTATTAAATGCTCCATTTGGTTGGTATTTATATGGATCAGTAGATAATGCAAAATTATAACAATATAATCCTTCTTTACTATAACCATTAGAAGTATTATATTTTTCTATTTGACTATATAATTCACTTGGATAATCATCTTCCCTATATTTACCATCAACAATTATTGCGAATTTTGTTAAAATATTTTTATGATTTTTCTGACTAAAATCATCTGGTACATTTCCTGTAATATAAATATTTTTTGATAAATCAGTTAATTGTTCTAATTCTTTTAATAATCTAAATTCTGAATTTAAGTATTTTTTATCAATCAGATTATAATTGACATTATTTATATGACTATTATAATATATAAATTCGGAATTTCCACTATTACTTATATCTAATAATTGTAAATTATTGGGTTCTTTATTTTCATATGGCCAATTCGTATAATTTGACCATTCATTGCGTTCTTTTGCATCATCCCGACGTAAATACCACATCCAACTTGATACTAACCCATTACTATCAAATGTAATTTTTCCATTATTTTGAGTTAATTCTTTTTTGTGTTCATATACTAATTTAATTAAATATTCTTGTTTATTATTTGCAAATAATCTACGTTCTTCGTCTCCCAAAAAACATTGAGTTGTTATTAAATGAATTTTTCCATTAAATTTCATAGTTTTATCTACATATTTAAAACCATAACTTATATCTCTTGTTGGTGGCTCTTGAATAAATCTAAAAAAACCAAATGCTCTATCATCTATTAAAATCGGCTGTATTCTTGGAAATTCATTATAAGTTAAAGGATATATATTTTCAGTATTGGCACTTATATCATATAATACATTTTTTATTGTAAATAATTGTGAAATTGGTCTCAAAATAAATTTAATTTCTAATACATCATATTGCAAACATATTAATGGTAATGCCATTGTAGAAGCCATACTATACCAACTATTTATTGGAATATATAATTGTGTTTGTCTTATTGAAGGTTCTATTCCACTTGGATCTATTGTGTTTTTATAATTAAATGCATTAGGATAATTATTATTTCTATTAGCATAATTAGCAGGATCATTTAGATAACTTGTATTTCCAGACATTAAATTAAATAATTCTTTTTTATTAGCATCAAAATCTCTTTCAACTACATTTTGTATATATGAACCGCTATATTTTTGAATTAAACGACCATTGAATGTAAATTGAACTTCTTCTATTAATTGACTACCTATATTTTTTATCCACTGAAATTCGTATGGTCTATATTCGCTGGTTGTAATATCAGGTAAATCATCAGAAGTATAATGGTAAATTGGACTCCATATATTTGGTAAAGTGATTCCCAAATATGTATCCATTAATAAATCACCATATCTTGGTATTTTGAAACTAAATGTAGTCGAGCTAGAAACTTGTAATTCTTGATTACCAGTTTGATCAACTCTAAATTTTTGTAATCCAAAATTTGTATATTTAACATATTTAGATTTAAAAAAGCTTTTACTAGGATTTCCTGTTAAAATTATATTTTGATTTCCAATTGCAATTAAATTTAATAAACCACCTGCCATTATTAAAACACTATATTAATATATATATTATTTTTTTTATTAAATCTATATTAAATAATAATATATATATAATTTAATTAATAAATAATGACAGAAAATAATATGAATACAAGATTAAATGATATAAAAAATATTGCTACTAAAAAATTTGATAAATTAATAGGTGGTGAAAATAATGTAGTTATTATAACATTTATAATAATTTTTTTTATATTATTTTCCGTTTTAAGTTGGATATATAACACATTAAGCAATAAGTCAAGAAGTTGTGTAAGAATAAATTCAATATATAAAGAAGGCAACGATTTAAGAACAGATGCTGCTGCTTTAAAGCATGAAGGAGCCGAAAAAGATATATTAGTCAAAAATTTCTTCATCAAAACTGCGTATAATTGTTGTTGCGTTGATGGGTATAAAAATAATTGGGTTGATGGATGTGCTCTTAGAAAATGTATTTATCAAGGCGCGCGTTGTTTAGATTTTGAAATATATTCTTATAATAATGACCCAATTATTGCTGCATCAACTGCTAATAACAATTCGATAAAAGAAACATATAATTTTATGAAATTTCAAGATGTATTAAATATAATAAAAAATGAAAATCATTCTAATAAAATAGATAATCATGCTGATCCATTATTTTTACATTTTAGAATAATGAGTGATAACATTAATATATATAAAAAAATGGCTACTCTTATTAAGAGTGTTTTATTTAATAATAACGATCAAAATCGAAATAGATGTAATATAAAAGAAAAAAATTTAGTAATGTCAAACATTAATGAATTACAAAACAGATATATTATTATGGTAAATGCCAAAAACTATGTTAATGTTCAACAAACTGACTTAATAGATTATGTTAATTTACAATCGGGTGGTCCAAATTTAGGATTATTAAGATATCAAACATTGCTTGCTGCAGGCGATAATAATGCTTTATTAAAGGCTCAAACAAAAAGATCATTATTTATAGTATTACCTGATTTAAATAATAGTATAGAAAATTATGATTGGACAAAAGCATATAATAATGGCTGTCAATTTATTGCAATGAAATTCCAAAACGTAGATAATCAATTAATTCATTATAATAAAATTATGTTTATTGAAAATATAAATAACATTAATGGTGAGGCACTCCGAGCAATTATTTTGAAACCACCAAATTTAATAGAATCAGATCAAGACGATCCTAATTATGAAAAAATTTATGAACTTGGTGGGAATACAAAAGTCGATGCTAGTTTTTGTGAAATTTTAGGTAAAGGTTTTGATGATACTACTGAACAATGTATAAAATAATAACTTAATTAAAAATTATTACTATCAATAATAATACAAATAACAAATAATATATAATATTTTAATATATTATATATTGTTTAGTTTAATTATGGACTATAAATCATTTGAAGAAAAAGAATTACAAATATTAAGAGATGCAGTTGATGAAGCGGGGGAAATAATGGGTAAAAAAATAGCACAAAGTGAAGATATACAAAAAATTATTTCTTTATTAGAACATTATTTACGTACACACAAAATTTTATGTTACGGTGGAACAGCAATTAATAATATATTACCCGAACAATTTCGCTTCTATAATAAAGATGTAGAAATACCTGATTATGATTTTTTTACTGCAAATGCACTTGAAGATGCCAAAAAAATTGCTGACATTTTTTATAAAGAAGGATATAAAGAAGTCGAAGCAAAATCAGGAGTTCATAGTGGAACATATAAAGTTTTTGTTAATTTTATTCCAATTGCTGATGTTACACAATTAGATCATCATCTTTTTAATAATTTACATAAAAAATGTATTAAAGTTAATGGCATAGGTTATTGCCCTCCTAATTTTTTACGTATGGCTATGTATCAAGAATTATCTAGACCTATGGGAGATGTTTCTAGATGGGAAAAAGTATTAAAAAGATTATTATTATTAAATAAAAATTATCCATTAAAAGGAGAACAATGTGTAAGACAGGATTTTCAACGAACATATGAAGGTCCTATTGAAGAAAGAAATGCTATTTACGAATTAAGCAAACAAAGTTTTATTAATCAAGGATTAGTATTTTTCGGTGGTTATGCGGCAAGTTTATATGGGAAATATATGCCGCGTAAAGAAAAAAGAGTAATAAATTCTATACCTGATTTTGATATATTGTCTGATGAACCAGAACAAAGTGCTACAATATTAAAAGAACAATTAAACTATGAAGGTTTTAATAATATTAAAATTAATAAAAAACCAGCAATCGGCGAATATGTAGCTGAACATTATGAAGTAGTTATAAATAGAGATACTATTGCTATTATTTATAAAGCAGAAGCGTGTCACAGTTATAATTTAATTTATATTGACAATCAAAAAATTAAAGTTGCTTCAATTGATACTATGTTATATTTTTATTTAATATTTATTTATGCTGATCGTCCTTATTTTGATGAAAATAGATTATTATGTATGTCTGAATATTTATTTAAAGTTCAATTAAAAAATAGACTAGAACAAAAAGGTTTATTAAAAAGATTTAGCGTAAATTGTATTGGAAAACAAAAAACTCTTGAAGATATACGGGCTGAAAAAGCAAATAAATTTAAAGATTTAATTGAAAAAGGATTTAAAAGAGGAACAAAAGAATATGAAATGCATTTTTTAAGATATGTTCCATTTGAAAATGATAAGAAAAATTTAGAAAATAAGGAGAATAAAAATAAAACAAATCAAACAAAAAAAGCAAAAAAACCACAAGCAAAAAAACCTTCAAAAAAAGAAGCCAAAAAACGAACAAAAATAAAACGTGCTAAACCCCATAAAAAAAGAAGATAATAAACTAGATAAATATGAATATTTATATTTATATTTTATAAAAATAACATTTTTTATTATTATCTTTTGAGAGACCATATTTTTTACATTTTCTAGTAAGTTTAGTTTTTATTAATTTTTTAAATTTTTTAATTTTGTTACTATTAATGTTACTAGATTTATATATATTATTTTTATAAATTATACTTTTTTTTACATCTAATATAAATGGTTTTAATAATTCTATATTTCTTCTTTCTGGATGACCTTGAAAGCCATAAAATGGATAATTCTTATATTTTATAATATTTACAAATGATTTGTATTTTTTATCTTTACTTATTGCAACTAAATCTATAGATTTTAAATTTTTTATTTTTTTTGGTGAAATACCCAATTTATTATTAAAAATCATTTTATTAGATTTTTTATAATATTTTTTAAATTGTTTACTGGTTTGGTTTTTACAATATAAAGGACAAGATTTATAACCAAAATATGCTTTTGTATTCATAAAAAAGTTTTTTATATTTTTTTTTGTAGGTTTTTTATTACTTTCTATTAATAATAAATTTTCAAAACCATGGCATATACCTAATAAAGGAAACAAACGATATTTATTCATTTTTTTTATTATTTTTATTAAATAACTTTGACTATTAAAATGTTCCTTAAATTCTTTCCTATAATAATAATTACCTACCTGTGATTCGGGAAAAATTATACCATCTAATTGTTGAACTATTAATTTTAGTTTATTTTTTGTCAAGTTATATGGTATTATTAATATATCTATGTTTTCTTTTTTTAAAATATTTATTATAGTTTCTTTTAAAAAGATTTCTTTTGATTTTTTTGAATCTTTATGTATATATGGTGTTGCTAATATACCAACTATTGGATTTATATTTACCATATCTTAATTAATATATGTTTCTAAAAAAATATATATTAATTTTTTTAAGATTGAATTTTAGATTGAATCTTTTATATATGTTTCTTTACATAATTTTTTAATTACTTTTTCATCTATAGAATCCGTAGATTTCCCTATTGTTGATATTGTTTTTGTAAAATAATCAGTCTTATCCTCGCTCTTCATAAAATCGGGATTTAACATTTTCCAATCCATTAGTGCATTGTAATTTTTTGAAGACGTTTTTTTTATTACATTCTTTACTTTTTCTTTGGCTTTATCTTTTGACCACGCATTGTCTTCTTTAATATAAAGTGTCTCCCGCTTTGTATCAGTACAATGCATTGGTCTCTCGTATATACTCAATTTACTCATATTGTCTATTATTGTTTTGCTTATTCCATCTGCTAATCCGTTTTTTTTTGTAAAATCTAATTGTTCCAATGTAACATGTAATGATTTTATAAAATCACTTAAGTTTATTGCGTCTTTGCATTGCTCATTTAAAAATACATTAATATTAAACTTATTATTTTGTGTATTATTATTATTATTATTGCCTACCTTTGGTATAAGTTCGCTTATTTGTTCTTGTTGTTTCATTAACTGATTTTGCTGTTGAAATATAATATTTTTTAATTCTTTATTATCATTTAATATTTGTATTATTGTCTCATTTGATACTGTCAATTGCGTATTTGAAATATCATTATTTGTTTCTTTATTTTCAATAAAATCACATTTTTTTTTATGACGATAATATCCAGAATGAAATTTATATATTTTTCCACACATACAAGGATAGTTAGACTTTTTTGTATCATTTAATGTATCATTTAATGTATCATTTAATGTATCATTGTGTTTTTTGCTGTTAAAATGTTTTACTAAATCAGATTTTCTTTTAGCACTATAGTGACATTTATCACAATATAATTCAATTGGAGAATTTTGAGAATTCAGTGTATCCATTTTATATAATAATGATACATTAAAAATTCTCTAAATTGTTTTAATTTTAAGAGTTTTAATGTATCATTTATGTATCATTTGTTTTATGGTACGAATAACTATTTTTTACAGATTTTTATTTATACCAATTAAGATTATACTTTAAAAATAATAATAAATTTATATATTTTTTGAGATTTTTGAGAATTATTTTGTATCAAAAAATGATACATTATTTTTCTCACAATAAATTGAGAATTTTATGTACCATTTTGTATCATTTTGACATTATGCTTTCATAGCATTATTTATATATAATATTTTGTAATCTTTTTTCTATTTATAAATATTTTTTATTTTTTTTTGAGAATTTTGAGAATTTTCATATGTACCATAAATGATACATAAAAATTCTCAAAAATTTGTAAAAAAAACATGGTAAGGACTTTTTACATATTGTTATTTTTTATTTTAAACCTTTAAGATAACAAAACCGAATTCTAAGCTATTTTACATCCATTTTTATATAAAGGTTGGCTCATATCAAAATTGGACATTTTAAAAATGTCCCATTCCAAAAAAATTGCCAAATCTTTTTTTGCCTTTTTTTTCATGTTTTTAAAGAATGATATTTTTATTATGTAATAAGGGATAAAAAGAAAAAAAGGAGTTTTAAGCCTTTTTTTGGTTTTTTCTTTTTAAGTTTTTCTTTTTTTTGGTTTTTTGGTTTAGTCAACCTCCCTGCAAATCCAGCGCGACAAATGCCTACAAGAGCAGTCACAATTTGTCCACTGAGTTTCGGGAGTTGTCAAGTCTTCCCACTTGGTCAAACTTCTTGGCTTGTTTGTTTGGTGTCTTGGGCAACACTTGCAAGAAGCAAATGTCTTCAACACATCACTCTGGTTCAAGACCTTGT